TACAGAGACCGGACTGCCTGGCTGTGGACGCATTCACCGTCGAACCGGTCTCCGGCCATCAACACCCGCAGGAATTGGGAAAGATAATGGGAAAACGAACGTTGCCGCTTGAATACAAGGTTCACCCCGGCCTGCCGCGCCCGTGATACGGGCACTTCTGATGATTCCGGGATCCGAAAATAATTGGGAAAACCGGCTGCGGAAATGGGAACAGCGGTGCCAAAATTGGGAACATTCGGTCTGATTCGCGATCCCGGAGATCGCTTGGAAGGCCCGCGTCGGAGGCATCGTGAGAGCGCTGACCATCAAATATGAGGATCCCCGCAAGCTCGCACCTCGCGCGAACAATCCGCGCACACACACGCCCCGACAGATCAAACAGATTGCAGCCAGCATCCGAGAGTTTGGCTTCATCAATCCGGTTCTGATCGATGGAGCTCACGGCATCGTAGCCGGCCACGCCCGAGTTGCTGCGGCCGTCTCCATCGGCATGACGGACGTCCCCACCGTTAGGGTAGACCATCTCAATCCCACGCAGATACGAGCCTATGTGATCGCCGACAACCGGCTTGCTGAAAAAGCTGGCTGGGATCCTAGCCTGCTCGCTCTAGAACTGCAGGAGCTGTCATTAGAGCTGAACCTCGACGTGACCGTAACCGGCTTCGAGATGGCCGAAATCGATCTCGTTGTGGGCGAAGTCAGCGATGACGACGCGGACGAGGCGGACGTCATCCCGGAGATCAATCGTTCTTTGCCAGCTGTGTCGCGGCCTCACGACCGCTGGCAGATTGGAGATCATTTTCTTAGTTGCGGAGATGCTCTCGAGCCAGTGACCTACGAGCGCCTGCTCGATGGCAAGCGCGCCCAACTGGTTTTCACCGACCCCCCTTACAATGTGCACATCGCAGGGAACGTTTCCAGATCAGGCAAGGCAAGACATCGTGAGTTTGCGATGGCATCCGGTGAGATGACCGAGCGAGAGTTCACAAATTTCCTCCGACGCGCCCTGATGAACCTTGCTGATTTTAGCCTCGACGGGTCGATCCATTTCGTGTGCATGGATTGGCGGCATATTCGTGAACTGGCTGACGCCGCTGATGACGTTTACACCGAACTGAAGAACATCTGCGTCTGGTCGAAAAGCAATGCCGGTATGGGTTCCTTATACCGATCGGCCCACGAGTTCATATTCGTCTACAAAAACGGCCGAGCTAAGCACATCAACAACGTTGAACTCGGTCGCTTTGGCAGGAGCCGAACCAATATCTGGGAATATGCCGGCATGAGCAGTTTCGGCCGCGATCGAGATGCGACGCTGGCCGGCCACCCTACCCCGAAGCCTCTCGCGCTTGTTAGCGATGCGATACTCGACTGTTCAAAAAGGGGCGGCATCGTCCTGGACGCTTTCACCGGTAGCGGCACCACCCTGCTCGCCGCTGAAAAGACCGGCAGACATGGATATGGCATCGAACTGGACCCGCATTTTGTCGACCTCGTCATCAAGCGATTCGGAGAGATCTATGGCTTAGACACCATCCATTCACAGTCTGGATTGAGTTTCGATCAGGTTAAGGCTCAGCGGACGGAGCGCACCAACAATGACCACACGGAAGCCAACTATAAGCGAACGCGCCCGATCAATGCCAAGCTCAAAAAAAAGGACAAGAGAAAACCCCAAGAACCCGCCATCATTGCCCAGCGGAAAAGAACGCGACGTAAGCAAAGGTGATTATGCGGTCGGTCGAGGCAAACCACCAAAACACACACAATTCAAAAAAGGTGACGGTCGACATCGCCCCGGTCGACCGAAGGGGAGCAAGAATATGGTCACCATGGTCTTAGAGGCAGCGCGCGATCAAGTCCCTGTAACCATTGACGGGAAAAAGCGGAAAATCTCGAAGGCGCAGGCGGCTGCAATAAACCTCGCCAACGCCGCAGCTACCGGGAACCCAAAGTTCGTGCTGCAGTTCATCGACCTTATTGCGGGTATCGAAGCGCGCGCGGAGGCAGCTCGACCTTCTGCATACCCTTTCAGCGAGATCGATAAGAAGGTCATTCATGAAATCTACAAACGTCTGCGGCCATATGATGGTCAGGTAGACGACTGATGGCACCGTCTCCTGCGAACATGGTCGCCGAAATTTACCGGCACGACCTCGTTGCATTCATCCATCGCTCGTTTCTTGAGCTGAATCCAGCAGCCACGTTCGAATACAACTGGCATCTGGAGATGATTGCCCAGAGCTTGAAAGACGTAGCTAACGGCAACTGCAAACGCCTGATTATCAACGTGCCACCGCGGCATTTGAAATCGCACTCCGCTTCCATCGCATTCCCTGCTTGGTTCCTGGGCCATTTTCCAGAAAAGCAGGTTGCCTGCGTCTCATACGCCCAAGACTTCTCGGATACGCTGGCGCGACATTCTCGTCGACTCATGAACAGCGCATTCTATCAAGCGATTTTCGCGACGAGGATTTCCAGCAAACGAGACACCGTTGCAGACTTCGAAACCACGCAAGGAGGATTCCGCTACTCCACCTCGGTCGGGGGTGGATTTACAGGCCGCGGTGCAGACGTTATCGTGATTGACGACCCTTTGAAGGCTGACGAAGCACTATCGGATGTACGACGCGAGAGCGTAAACGAATGGTTCGACAACACACTGAGGAGCCGTCTCAATAGACAGGAACAGGGTGCCATTATTATCATCATGCAGCGATTGCACACCAACGACCTTGTCGCCCACGTTCAGCAAACTGAGCATTGGCGGGTGCTGTCGTTTTCGGCGATGGCCCAAACCGATGAGGTTTATGAGGTTCGCAGCGCCTACGGGACCACGCGCCTTCGTCGAAACGAAGGAGACATTCTCCAACCGTCCTTGACGACGCGCCCGACACTGGAAGCGCTTCGAAGGACAATGACTCCTTACCATTTTGCTGCCCAGTATCAGCAAAATCCGCAGCCGCCAGAGGGTAATGTCGTCAAGCGCGAATGGCTGAAATTCTACGCTCCGGATGAGAGACCTCGTGTCTTTGATATCGTTCTGCAAAGTTGGGATACGGCAGTCAAAGACACCGAGCTTGCAAATTTCAGCGTCTGTACCACATGGGGGATAAAGGATCACAAAGCTTATCTGCTCGACGTGTTTCGACGAAGGCTGTCATTTCCCGACATCAAGAGATTCGTCGAAAGTTTGGCTGAGCTTCATAACGCTACGGTAGTTCTGATTGAGGATAAGTCCTCCGGCTCCTCGCTAATCCAGCAACTGAGATCGGAAGGCCTTTCAAAAGTGCAGGCTTCACCCGCGCTGGAGGGTAATAAGATCATGCGTCTTCACGGCCAGACACCGACAATCGAGGGTGGGTTCGTTCTGTTTCCCAAATCAGCTGATTGGCTGGAGACCTATTTGAGCGAGTTGCTGTCGTTTCCTAGCTCGAACTACGACGACCAAGTCGACTCCACCGTATATGCGCTGGCATGGATTGGAGAAAATCCAAGATGGCAGGGCAATGTCGTCAAGCGGTCATGGCTGCACTATTACACAGAGCTTCCCAAAGAAGAAGGTCGGATTTCTCGCATTTATATGGCGTGCGATACCACCCTTAAGGACGAGGGGCAGAGCGACTGGACCGTATTCACTGTTTGGCGATTGGTTGAAAGAGCTCATTATTTGATTCATGTGGAGCGAGGCATTTACGAATATTCAGAGGTGCGCGGCATGATCAGCATGCTTCTCAAACAATATAATCCATATCAAATCTGGCTCGAGGAGACCGCCACCGGCCTGGCCCTTCAGGAAGACCGCGAGCTGCCCTCACGATTTCGGATAGAGCTCGTGCCCGTCGAACAAGACAGGATTGGTCGGCTCAGGATACAAGATGCGAAGTTTCGAGAGGGTCAAGTATTGTTTCCCGAAGGCGCTGTGTTCATGTCACAAGTTGAACGGGAACTCCTTAGTTACCCGCACGGCGAGACGGACGACATCGTTGACAGCATCAGCCTTGCTCTAAAATATGGTGGAACCGGCTTTGATTGGACGATGAGCTGGGTTTGATTACGCGGGACGATCCGTTCCGGCATTCGAAGGGGCCTACGTGCCGTAGTGCACGTCGGTGACTTTCTGCAGTCGCCGGTCCGCTCGGGCATTGGAAGCTCGGCACACATATCGTTCAACGATCGACTGCGGGCCAGCCTTCTAGCATCCGACAGGATAGGAGTTTTAGCCTCAGCTCCGGGTCACCACGACTCCATCTCGATCAGCCGATAGCCGCGGCGGACACATTCGCTGAGCACAGACACGCCTCGAGAAGTCTGCACTTCCGGTCACAGCTTTCATCGATGCCGTCCTGCGGCATCTCGCGAACCGCCAGCTCGGCTACTACCTCCTTTCGTCGCGTGTGCACCAGACCTAAGCGTGCAGCCGCCGCATCTCGGTAGCCCTCATGCTTCTCTCTGTTAGTTGTCGAGTCTGCCGCAGGGCCGCGATCAGCTGAAAAACGACCGGGTTTTGCACGGTGGCAGACAGGTCCGTTGTCGGTCACTGGTAGGAACCGACCTTAAGGTGACGCAAATTGGATGGAGTGCGAGGAAGCGCGTCGCGCAATCGACGCTGGAGCGGGCAGCCGTGCAGCCAAAGATAAATCTGCATAGCCAGCCAGGCATCCTCTATTGCGTTGTGCAGGTCACCAGCACGAGCGAGCTTGATGTGGCGGCAGATCGCGCTCAGAGAGGCGCTGTCGCCGCGATCGAGCGTTCGGTATCCCTTCATGGTGCAATAGACAGGCCTGGTCAGCGCGGGCAAGCCCGATAGCGTCAGCTCGCGATTGATGAACCTGATATCAAATGCGGCATTGTGCGCGACGATAAGATCATAGGACGTCAGGAAGCGCCGTACCTCGGCCGCATGCATGGCGAACGGCTCCTGCAGGCGCAGAGCCGAATCCGAGAACCCGTGAATCTGCTCGGCGCCAAGGCGGTTTGCCGTACCAGGATCGAACACGAGGTAAAGATAGGCCAGATGGTGCCGGCCTTTGAGCAGATCGCGGCTGATCATTCCGATCGCACCAAAGCTTACCATGCGGTCGTCACGACGAAGGCCGGTGGTCTCGACATCGCAAAACACCACGGTCGCTGGTAGGTGATGCGGTCCCACGTTCGCCTCCTCTCGGTGCTGGAAGCGGCGCACGGGAGCGCCGCCACCACCGAAACCCCGCGGAGGCCAACTGGCGCTGGCGGGGGAGAGGAGCGACCCAGAAGGAGGCGGCGTCGCTCAGCGCATGCACCCCTCCGTCGAAGGGCGCCGAGCACTGCTGCTGCAGCAGGCATGCTCAGCCGAGGGGAGAGCAAGCCGCCGCTCCTGTTCGGCCCAGGACCATGGCAGCGCACGCGCCAACCGCGTGATGGTGAGGCCGGCCGGCGCCGTCCCCTCCAAGATGTTCGAGACGATGCGTGGCGAAACGAATGCGAGCGGCAGCAGAAGCCGGATGTGTCGCTCGGCCCTTCCTTCGCGCCTGGCGAGCACGGCGAAGCTCGCAAGGCTGCCACTGGCCAGCTCGTCGGCCCAGCCGCGGGCTTTGGTAATGGCAATCAGCAGGCCCTCACGACGCGATGGCTTCATCGGTGTGTTGTGCGCGGGCACACGAATGATGCCTCTGACGGGGTTGAGGACAGGGTTGGTCCAGGGCACCGTGATTGTGGTTGCGTCAGCCAGGCGGCGTACTGACGCGTCGTTTTTAGCCGCGTCGTCCGCTTCGGCAGGCTCGACCGTCTGCCGGACATGGAGCTCGAGACGTTGCGAACTCACTGTTACACGCTCCAGGTGACGTTCGAGGAGCTCCAGGTCAGTTTCGGGTAGTTTGTGCCCGAAGGCGTCGGAAAGGAGGTGCCTGCGCAACGCCGCAACGACCACCGCTTCGAGCTCGGCAGCGGGAACGCGGTCAAGGGAGCCGACCGTCTGGGCCTGCTTGCCCTGCAGCACGGCTTGCGCGACGTAGTAGCGGTAGCGGACGCCGCGTTTGTTGGTATGGGTCGGACTCATGCGGTTGCCGCAAATGTCAAACAAGCGCCCGGTCAAGATCGCAGGTGAGCCTCGCAGCCGAAAGCGTCGCGCCACCCTCTGGGCCGCAAGTTTGCCCTGAACCGCCTCGAACACAGCTGACTCGAGAATGGGCTCATGCGCACCGCGGTAAATCCCGTCGCGGTAGACGACCTCGCCGATATAGAACCGGTTCTTGAGCAGATGGGCGAGCGCGCCCACGCCTAGCCGGGTCCCCCCGACGCTGCGGCCGCTCGAAAGCTGCCGCCGTTTGCTGCGAATGCCGTCCCGATCAAGCTCCTCCGCCAATACCCGGATCGAGCCCACCGCCAGGTAGCGCGCAAAGATCGCGCGAACCGCTTCAGCCTCGGCCGGGATGACCACAATCTTCTTCTCCACCGCCGCATAGCCGAGCGGGACCGGGCCCCCCACCCACAGACCCTTGCGCTTGGAGGCCGCGATTTTGTCTCGCACCCGCTCCCCGATCAGTTCGCGCTCGAACTGGGCAAAGGACAGCAGCACATTGAGCGTCAGCCGCCCCATGCTGCTACTGGTGTTGAACGACTGGGTGACGGATACGAACGACACCCCGTGGGCATCAAACAATTCGATGAGCTTTGCGAAATCAGCAAGCGACCGGGTCAGCCGGTCGACCTTGTAGACCAGCACGATCTCGATTTTGCCCGCGCGAAGGTCGGCCAACAGCTGCTGCAGCGCGGGGCGCTCAAGCGAGGCGCCGGAGAAAGCGCCATCATCATAGCGGTCGGGAATGGCCCGCCAGCCTTCGTGGGCTTGGCTCTTGATATAGGCCTCACAGGCTTCGCGCTGGGCGTCGAGCGAATTGAACGCAAGGTCAAGATTGTACTCCGTCGATTTGCGCGTATAGACGGCACAGCGCGAAACCTTGCTAACGGGTCCGTTCATGCGACCGAGAGCCGACGGCGGATGAGCGGTGGATGGTAGGCCGGGCGGACCGATCGAGGCTGGGCTCGGTAAGCCCCGGCAGCGGCTGGCCAGTACGTGGCCCTGCGGGACGGCGCGGCACACGTGCCGGAGATACCGGTACGCCCCTGTGCGGCGGCGCCTGTTCCTTGTCCTCCGAGACGCTGCGGCGCAACGCCTCCATGAGATTGATCACTCGTCGGGGATTGGGCAAAGTCGCCTTGCGCTCCTGGACGGTGCCGGCCTGTTTGGCCTTAAGGTGCGCGAGCAGCGCCTCCTCGTAGCGGTCGCGGAAGCCTTTCGGGTCGAAGTCGCTAACCTTGCTCTCCAGGATCTGCGCGGCAAGCACGAGCATGTCGGGCGCGAGCGCCAGTTCCGGCAGCTCGCCGAGATAATCCTTTGCGTCGCGCACCTCGTAGGGGTAGCGCAGCGTGGTGCCGAGCAGCCCCTTGCTATAGGGCTCCAGCGCGATCACCCGCTCGCGCTTGGACAGCACCAAGCGCCCAAGCGCCACCACTCTTTTCTGGCGCATGGCCTCCCGGATGACGGCAAACGCCTCCTGTGCCACCGGTTCGTTGGGAGCGACATAGTACGGAGTGTCGAAAAAGCGGTGGTCGATCTGTTGGCGCGGCACGAAACTGTCGATCTCGATCACATGGGTGCTCTCGATCTCGATGGCTTCGAGCTCCTCGTCCTCGACAATCAGGTACTGCCCCTTGGCGACCTCGTAGCCGCGCCCCCTGTGCTCGCGGTCGACCGGCTCGCCGGTTTCCTCGTCGATGAGCTGCTGACGCAGCTGATTACCCGTCTTCTTGTTGATCTGCCGGAAACGGATGCGCTCTGTTCTTGAGCAGGCGGCGTGCAGTGCGATTGGGCACGAGACCAGCGCCAGCTTGAGATAGCCTTTCCAGTACGGACGCATGCCTTAGTGTCCTGGGTTCGGGTTGAGCCTAGGGTGCTGGCCGACGTGCAAAGCCGGCGACGACCCCTCGATGCATTGTGCGGTCTGGGCTGGCCTACGCTGACCCCCGCCATCTCGGCGCTTGGCCTTGCTGCCGTCACCGACCCGTTGCAGGGCAAAGAAGCGCGGCCCGCTCCATGCCGTCCCGGTGATGGCGCGGGCGATCGCGGAGAGGCTCCGATATGTTCTTCCCTGCCAGTCGAAGCCGTCGTGCAAGGTCGTGACGGTATGACGCCGGCCTTGATATTCGCGAACGAGCACGGTCCCGGGTTTCAGCTGCCGACGTGGTGGGCGCTCATGTCGTGCCAGGCTCTCCAAGAACTTCAGGCTGTCCCGATCAAGGCCACCAAAAGCTCGCTCCTGCAGGCGCGCGGCAATTATCCGACCCAGCAGGTCTTTGCTCAGACCGGCAGGCGGCACTCGTCCGAACACCAGCCTCCACTGCCGCCGCAGGGCGTCGAGCCGGAGCGAACGGATACGATCGATCTCGGCCGCGATCGCGGCCGGCTCTCGCCAGCACCGCCGCATCGTCAGGCGCTCAGCTGGGCCGCAACGCTGCCAGATTCATTGGCAGCAGGCTTACCTCCAGTGATCCGGTAGACCCGGTCACCGTCGGTCTTCTCGGAGCTCATCTTGAGCCCGAGCTTCTTGCGCACCACGCCGGCAAAGAACCCCCGCACCGAGTGCGATTGCCAGCCGGTCGTTTCCATGATGGACGCGATCGTGGCTCCGGTCGGCCGGCACAGCAGCGCCGCCACCTGCGCCTGCTTGGAGTTCGCTCTCATGCCGTAATGAGGAGCTAGGCTCTTGGGCCTGTCGGCCTTGGACCGAGTTTTGGAGGCGGAGCGCGGCTTGCTCGAGCGCGCACGCTTGCTCTTGGACATTGTCAAACTCCTCTCCTGGTCGGCGCAACAGCGCGCCGCACCACCCAAACCCCGCGGAGGCCCAACGGCGCTGGCGGGGTGAGAGGAGCGAGCCGGTCAAGGCTCAGCGTCCGTGACCATTCATGCTCCGTTTACGGCGGAAGTCGAGTGCAAAATGGCTC